CGGCCAGGTCTATGCGGTGGACTGCCATTGGTGCGGCACCATGTATCCCTTCGCGAGCGAGGCCCAGCATACCCGCCCTGAGTTTGACCAGGCTGTGGGACACTTCCCCAACCTGATCGCTCTTGAAATGAACTTTGCGGAGGCCGCCGTCTCCGACCTTATCCCGGCCATGGTGGATATGGTGTTCATTGATGGGGACCACGCTTATGAGTCGGTCCTGGACGACCTCAAAACCTGGGCACCCCGGACCAAGAAGATGGTTTGCGGCCACGATCTTAGTGCAGAAACCCCGGGTGTCCAACAAGCTCTGGATGAATACTTCGGCCCCGGCCAGGTCCACACCGGCCCTGGAAAGATTTGGTACATCGACAAATAGGGAGAATACCATGCCTGCCAAAAGCAAAGCCCAGCAGCAGTTTATGGGGATGGTTCATGCCGCCCAGCAGGGTGAGAAGGCCGCCAGCCCGGAAGTAGCGGCTGCCGCCAAGAGCATGAGCAAAAAGAGCGCCAAGGACTTCGCCAGCACCAAACATGAGGGCCTGTCGAAGCACGCCGACATGAAGAAGACCCCGACCGGCAAGTTCTCGAAGAAGGACTTTTAGCCATGGGAAAAACAGGAAGGAGGGGCGGACCCCCCAGGAGCCACAAAGAACAGAAGGCCGGGGTTAAACCGGAGCAGGGCACCGGCGCCCTCGGTGGTTTCATGGCTCATCCGACAGGCAAGGTGATCAAGCGCGCCTTTGGTGGCGATAGGCGGGAAACCCAGGAGAAGTAGATGCCGGTCAAACCACCCATGGACGACCCGACGGCCGAGGTGTTGAAGCTTCGCAATAAGTTGGAGATCAAGAGCGCCGAGCCGGAGATGGACGAAAAGGAACTCGCGGAGCGGGAAGAGGCGGCCCAGGCCTATGCCGGGGAGGACGAGAACCATTTCGTCCGATGGATGGAAGACTGCGTGGACACGTCGGTAAAAACCATGAAGGACATCCGTGACCAGCAATATGAGTGCTACGATGTTTACCTTGAAAAGGAGCCGCCTGGCTTTGCTTTCAAGGAAGCGTGGCAGTCAAAGGTGGTTATTCCCAAGCCCTACGCCTATGTGCAGACCTTCCTGGCCATGGTACGCAAGGCCTTTGACCCGCAGTTCCTCAGTATAGAAAATGAGCAGGACCAGGACGCCGCCGATTTTATTCAGAAACTTATGACGCTGGTGCTCTCCCGGACTCAATCCAACTTCCCGATTAACTTCACAGACGCTACCGGCATGGGAACCGCGGTGGGGCAGAGCATGGAAATGATCCCCCAATGGCGCCCTGGCCGTGGCTTGGAATGGGACCTCATCGAGCCCTGGAAGATTCACCGGGACCCAGACTCTCTCAGCCGCCGGCCACAATCCGGAATGTACTGGATTCACCAGGAATGGCTTGATTATTATGATCTGAAACAGCAAGAGAAAGACGGCATCCTGAGAAACATCCCCAACTGTGGCCCAGGCAGTAATTGGGGCAATCCCAAGGATGATTCAGGCCTCACACAGGAAGAACTCAAGCGTCGCCGGGGCATGATTTACGAGCAGTCGGCCTTCAGATCCAAGGTTCTGACCCGCGAGTTTTGGGGCACCATCGTTGATAAGCGGGGCGAATTGCTTATGCCCAAGGCTACTTTTACGGTGGTGGGAGATCGGGTGGCCAGGATTCCCAAAACCAGTCAGTACCCCAGCCTTCGGTGGCCGGGGACCGGATTCAGCCCTCTGCCCGACTTGCTTCGGTATGATGGCCGGCCGCTCATTCAGGGCATCAAAAGTCTCTGGTATGCCATGTGCTCCATGCTGGCCCTGCACGTTGATAATCTCAACTGGATCGTTAATCCTCCTTCGGAGATCGACATTACCTCCCTGGTGGACCAGGACGACATTGACGATTATCCCGGGAAGCAATATCTCACCCATGGCACCGCTCATGGCGAACAGGCCGTGCGCACTGTGGATCGGAAAAGCAACGTCGGTGATGTGCTGGCCCAGCAAAATTGGTTCGACCAGACTTTTCAGAACGGCGGCATGGTTTCCTACGCCCTTCAAGGTCTTCCAGGATTCCGGGCTGAAGTAACCGCCCGGGAGTCCGCTCAAAATCTGGAACAGTCTACTACCATCGTGGGTCTCATGGGCGAGAACCTGGAAGACGGGGCTCTTTATGCCATTCAGGCCGCCTACGAAACGGTGCGCATCAACATCACCTACAAGGAATTGGCGACTTGGATGGGGCAGGAGGTAGCGGACAAGTACGCTGACCAGTCCGCCCCCACCGGCCTCAAACTCCCGGACCTGACAAGCGGGTCCTTCAAGGTCTCCGGTGTGTCTACGCTCCTGAGAAATCAGGAGGTGGTCAACTCCATCGCCACCTTGGTCCTGCCGCTACTGGACCAGGGAAAATATGGCAACCTGTTCGCGCCGTACATCAAAAATTTCAGGCTTCTCAAGTCCATCGAGCGTCGCCTTAATCTCCAGGATGAGGGAATTGTTGTGACCGAAGACGATGCTAAGAGAATCGACGATGCTCAGCAGAAGCAGCAAGAGCAGGCCATTGAGATGCAGAGCCAACAACAGGCTGGGGAAGCCGCCCAGGCCCATGCTGAAGCCGCCCATGCGCACGGTGAAGCTGAAAAATCTATGGGTGAGGCCGCGGCTAACACTGCCCAGGCCGGGCTGTTCGAGGCCCAGGCCGGTGCCGTACAGCCGCCAGAGGCTCCAGGCTATGGCGGAGAAGTCCAAGGAGGGGTGCAGTAATGCCAATGGGACCCGGTGGCACCGATGTTGACATGAGGACCGGGAGGCCTATAGGTCCGCCGAAGCCCGAGGAACAGCGGGCCAAGACAATGCACCGGTATGAGGCGGCGGTCCAGGATGCTTGGGCCATTTCCGCCGAACTCCACGAGAACAAGGTCATTCTTCGGATTTTCCTGGAGAAGTTCAGGGACCGGCTGGTGGAACTGGCTGACAACGATACCATTTGTCAAGCCCTGGAGGCCCCCATCCGGGCCATCCGGGAAACCTTGGAAGTCAAGCCCGTCATGGCGGAAAGAGAAGCCATCCGCCGGCTGGGCCCGCAGTTAGCACGATTAATATCGGAAACTGACGCCGCCCCATAAGGGATTCCGGCTCAGAATAAAGCAGTACGGTGGCCCGCAAGGATTCCCACCGCAGAAAGGAGAAGGTCATGGCAGGCACAGAGGAAGAAAGGGTTCAAACCGGCCCGGAAAACACGGAGGCGGGGACATTAGCTGAAGATTTCGGCGGACGCCCTGGCTTTCAGATTACCGGTGACCCGGCCATGCCGGAAGATGAACCTGTTCCGGAAGGTGACAAAGAGGAAGGTCCAGTCAGGGAAGTAAAGCCCCCTGCGGCGTCCCCTGAGCGGAAGTACAAGACTCACGAGGAAGCTGAAGCGGGGGCCCGGCAACATCAACGGTTCGCCACCGAAAAGGCTGAAGAGGCGGCCCGGGAAAAAGAGGCTCGGGAAGCCGCAGAGCGCGAACGGGATGAACTCAGGCAAAAGCTGGAAGAATCCTCGAAACCCCCGGATAAGCCTGCCGAAGAACCCGCGGAAACTAAACCCGCCACCCGGGATGAGCAAAAAGCCCGGCTGATGTCGGTGGCCCGGATAGCCAATAGGAAGGCCCTGGAAAAAATCGGGGAACTTGACCGCACCGATCCGGATTACCAGGACCAAGTGGCCGGGGCCTGGGCCGAAGCCAACACCGAAGCTCTCCTCGAAGCCGGCATCGGCGGTGTTTCACCGGAGGCCGTCGGCAAGATGGTCGCCGAGCAGGTCAAGACGACGCTCGCGGCTGAACGAGAAGCCGACAAGGCCACTCGGGAAGAACAGCGCAAGAAGGACGAGGCGGCAGAGGGGGCCCGTATCGAGGCCAAAGCCAAAGAATTGGGGACCAAAGCAGGCCTCGACCTGGCTGACCCCGAATCGGCCGATTCAATCATCTGGGACCGGATGGCCAGGCAAATTCCCCAGGATGTTTATGACAAGGGAACCCTGGAGGCTCAGGTCGAGTGGGTGACTGCCGAGGTTCGGAAGCGTACCGGCAAGGTGGCCCAAACTGCCGCGGAACGTGAAGAAGTGGCGCGCAAAGCGCAAAGTGAAAACGGCGTCCTCGGAAGAGGCGGCGTTAAACCGACAAAACCGTCTCCGAAAGAAGGAGACCTCGGTTCGCTCGGATCGGATTTCGCTGAAATCCGTCAAGGGCGAACGATGGCATAGGAGGATTTAGTCATGCCTGATGCTTCCAACTGGACATTCGATGCAGAGGTGGGGGTTCAAAAGAACCATCAGATTTCCCAGAAGTTACGGAAAGCTGCCGCCGGAGCCTGCATTGTGGCGCCTTTCGCCCGGGATTATGGGATCGGCTTCAAGGCCCATGCCGGGCAGTATATCAACATTATGCGGGTTGAACGGCTGCCCAACAGCCCCTCTTCCGCTCTGAATGAGTTCAACCGTATCCCCATCCGTAAGCAGGCTTACGGCAATCGCCAGATCAAGGTGATTGAGTACGGGGAAGGCGTTGAGGTCACCAACCTGGCGGAGCAGTTGTCAGTTTTCAACCCCATGGACCAACTGCAGGCTGCGCTGAAAGTGCAGATGGAGGAGGCCCTGGACACGGCGACCGCCAAGGCGTTTATGGACTCCGATGCGGTAATGGTGGTGTTCACCCCCACCAGCTTGACCACCGGTTCCTGGGCCACCGACGGCACCCCGGCTGCCCTGGCCACCGCGGGCCTCACCTTCGATCACTGCTGCATGATCGCCGATTACCTGCGGGACACCATCCATTGCCCGCCGTTTGAAGGTGACAACTTCGTCGGCATCACCTGCAACAAGAATATGCGGTCTCTGAAGAATGATCGGTACTGGCAGGAATGGCACAAGTACCTGTCCAAGGGCGACTTCGTGTTCAAGGGTGAGATGGGCATGACCGAGCGCATCCGGTGGGTCGAGTGCAATCGTGCCCTGGCCTTCTCCAATGTGGCCGGCAATTCCGCCTACCTGGGTGAAGGCGTGGTCTTCGGGGACGAGGCGGTAGCCCGCCTGGAAGCCGAAACCCCACACCTGCGCTACGACGCCAACTATAGCGGTGATTTCGGCCGCATGAAGGCGGCGGCGTGGTACGGGATTCTCGGGTTTGGGTCGGTCTACGACGTGCCCGATGACGGTTGGGCCAAGATCATTCGCATCGGCTCTCTGTAAGCCGGTGCTGAAACAGGAATCAGGAGGAAAAGAATATGCCTTACTCCCAAGACGATCATTACCTGGTGAATAGCTCCGGCGACGACCATGGGATGGCTACGGCCATCGAAATGGAAGCGGCTGTCGGGGCCATTCTCACCAAGAGCTTTGAGCAACCCATCACCGTGACTCGGTTCGGCTACAGAGTTACCGAGTTGTTCCAGTACCACACCAAGACCACGCAGGGTGTCCTGGGTATTTATAAGTACCCGGGGGGCGTCGCGGCCAACAAGGTGCTCCTGGGAACCATCACCCTGTTGGATGGCGATGCCGTGGGGGACTGCCCCTTCGTGGACCTGGACAACAAGCCTGTGGCGGCGGTGGCGCCTTACACCGGCCTGGTCCCCTACGGCACCTGTGACCTGCAGGCCGGCGACCAGGTGGTGATAGAGATCATCACCCAGGGTGTGGGTGATGCCTATGTCCTCGGCGCATTTCAGCCGTTCTTCTGTTATCACCCCCGGGCGGAAGATGCGGGCAACCAGCCGCACATGATCGACCGGACCCCGGAGAAGACCGCTGTGGCTTGGAATGTCGCCGTGGCTGAAACCGGAGATAACCCTTAATCGAGACACCTAACCCTGCGGCCCCCGGTGCTTGACTTGGCCGGGGGCTGATTTGGAGGACATGAACATGGCTGACCTGGCCAAAACTGATGTCACTGTAACCCTAAGCCCCCTGGCGCGGTTCTCCCCGCCCCTGCCCGTTACCTTGAGCTTCCCGGTGGTAGCCTTCGGGAACGGTGTCAAGACTTACCCGACCCATGGCGTCCCCATGCCAGATGGTTTGTTCGGCATGAAACAGGCCGTCGGTTATGTGCCGCCGGTCTTTGCTTCGGGATATGTGTGCGTCTATGACGCGACCTACAACACCATCAGGATTTACCAGTGCGCTGGCGCTGGTGCCCCCCTGGTGGAACTCGGCCATGTGGCCGTCCCCGCCCTCAGCATGATGCTGTTCGTGGTGGGTGAATAACCCAAATTCAAAGGAAGATAGGTTTTTTAATGGCCCAATTTATCGGAACCAAGAATTACGGCGTGATCGAGGTAGACCGCAGTTGGCAGGTGGCACAAAAGAACGGCCCGGAAGGTGAGCCAATCCAGCAAGGCGGACATGTCGCCCTCCTGGTCAACGGGGCCTACTGTCACATGAGCGGTCTGCCCATCAATTCCCCGGACGAACTCCGCTCCGTTTTCTGTGATTATCAGGGCAATATCATCCGGGGAATGGAAATGGTTTTGGCCGATTCCTTGGAATGGTTCGAGCATCGCCATGAAAACGAAGCGGCGGCAATCCCGGAAATCAGCTTCGATGCCAATGGGTTCCCCAAGTATGCGGACGGAACCTACTTGGCCACGGAGGATGAAATCTATCAATGCCTGAAGCCGGGCCCCGTCATGACGGCCGCCATCGTAGGATTGGCCGAACGGCGCAAGGTTTTGATAGAGACCGAGGCCGCCCAACCGGTCTTTGCGCCGGCAATACCCCCGCCGACTCAGGAGCACGAGGTAGCGCAACCGGTCCAGGCTAAGGACGAGAAAAAGCCTCATCCCTTGTGGACCAGAAAGGGGAAGGGCGGCAAAAAGTCTGCGGGTAAAGGAAAGGCCAGCACCCCCAAAACCTCCACTGTCGCCCCAGCCCAGGCGGCCCAGGTGACGGCGTAGGCCATGTCCGAGTATATCGTCCACTGCCCGAATCCGCAGTGTGGGATAGTTTTTAAGCCCGACCCGCGGATTTATCGGGAAGGAGATAAGCGATGTCCCAAGTGCGGGGCTGATCTTTCTCAACCCCCACCTTCAATAAGGAGGCATGATGAATCTTGAGACTTTGGAAGCGGCTCTGGCAGAAGTGGTAAAAGACGATCAATTGGCCCTGAGCTTCGCCCAGAATCTCAACGATAGCATCCTTGAGTTAGCCGGCGACTTCGAGTTGCCGGCTCTCAAGCTGCTGGACCCCGT